CCGCTGCTCGCGAGACCGCCCAGCGCGCCCCGCGCTTTGGCGACTTCCGCTGCAGCGACGAGTACGTCAAGGCATACGAGACCTACCTCAAGCGCGGCGAGCACACCCCCGTGGCCGAAATGCGCGCCCTGTCCGAGGGCACCGCGGGCTCCGGCGACGTGCTGCCACCGACCGAGTTCCACCAGGAGCTGACCAAGCGCCTGCAGCAGATGTGCGTGATGCGCAAGCTGTGCAAGGTCATGCCGCTGGGTTCGTTCAAGCGCGAGATCGCCATCGAGACGGGCCTCGTCAACGCGGGCTTCGTGTCTGAGGCTGGTTCGGTCGCGTCAGAAGGCGGCAGCACCTTTGCCGCTCGCACGCTGCAGCCGCGTCGCATCGCCGGTCTCGCCTTGATCAGCAACGAACTGATCGAGGACGCCCCCGCTCGCGGCCCCGGCTTCTCGATTGAGTCGATCCTCACGGAGCAGTTCTCGCGCAAGTTTGCCGAGGTGGAGGAGAACGGCTTCATCGCCGGCAACGCAACTGCTCCCAACCCTCGCGGCCTGATGACCTACACCAGCACCGGCCAGAACCTGATCGCCGACGGCAAGGCGTTCGGCGGCACCGCGGCTGCTCCGACCTACGCGATCGCTGACGTGATCGACTGGGTCTACAGCCTGCCGCGCGAGTACCGCATGCACCCGAGCACCGCGATTGTCTGCAGCGACACCTTCCTGCAGAACCTGCGCAAGCTGGCAGTCATCGCAAGCTCGACCACCACCTACTTCTGGCAGCCCAGCGGCGTGCTCGGAGAGCCCGATCGGTTCATGGGCATTCCGGTGTACCCGTCGTACGCCGTGTCCAGCGCGGGCACGACTGGCAACCCGGCAAAGCTGGCGGTCATCGGCGCGTTCGATTACGCCGTCATCGGTGAGCGCAACGGCTACACCCTCAAGGTGCTGCGCGAGCGCTACGCCGAGACGAACCAGACGGGAATGCTTGCCCAATCGCGCACAGACTTCACGGTTACCAACGTGAACGCCTTCCGCTACCTGAGCACTAACTCGCTCTGATCACTGACCTGAACCCACACCGCTCGGGGGCGAAAGCCCCCGGGCGGATTTCCAACCATGCAGACCGTGCGAGTCATCCAGCCATTCATCGTCCAGCAGGCCGTGCATGCGCCTGGCGACTTGATCACCGTCGATGAGCGCTCCGCGATCGAACTGATCGCCACCGGGCTCGCCGAACGCGCCGAGAGCCACCCAGACCAGCCTGAAGCCTGCGTGAAGCCCGACTGCTGCAAGGCGGTCAGGAAGGCAGCCAAGCGATGAGAACGAACCTGTACGACGCAGGCGCGGTTACCGCGGCCGTGAGCACGAGCGACCTGAAAACAATGGCGCGCATTTATCACGCGCAAGATGACGCATTCATCGCCACGCTCGTGCTCACGGCCACGCAGTGCATTGAGAACGAGACCCGGCGTGCGCTGATCACGCGGGCGTTCTCCTACCAGCTGGAGGCGTTCCCCGCCGACGGGCAGATCATCCTGCCACGCTCGCCCTGGCTGAGTGTCTCCAGCATCACCTACACCGACGCAGCCGGCGCCACGCAGACACTGGCAAGCAGCGAGTACCACGCCTACAGCGTGGACATGATCGGCCGGGTGGTGCTGAAGAGCACGTCCTCGTGGCCGGCGACGCTAGGCACGGGCGCGCTCGACGTGACCGTGAACTTTACCGCGGGCTATGGCGCGTCCACGGCCAGCATCCCCGCCGCCCTGCGCCACGCCGTGCTGCTGCAGGCGGCGCACCTGTACGACAACCGCACGCCCGTCGGCCCGACGCAGCTCTACGAGATCCCGCGCAGCGTGGAGCGCCTGATCGTGCAGTACCACTCGGGGGACTACCAGTGAACCCTGGCTACATGCGCACCCCGCTGGAACTGCTCGGCGCATCCACCGCGACCGACGAGTACGGCCAGCCTGTGCGCACCGTCAACGCCGCCGGCAGCGGCACGGTGCTCTTCGCCGCGATCAACGACGCGAGCGCGGACGAGAAGATGAACCACCGCCAGATGAACCAGACGGTGACCCACCGCATTCGCATGCGCTGGCACCCCACCGTCAGCCACCGCAGCCAGCTGCGCACCGTCAGCGACGAGCAGGGCGCCGTGTCGCGCACTTGGGAGGTCGTGACGGTCGTGGACTGGCAGGAGCGCCGCCAGTACCTCGACCTCATGTGCCGGGAGATCGTGACCTGATGGCACGCGCCGGGCACCAGTCGAATCTGCAGAAGTACCTGATCGAGGGGATGCCCGAGCTCAAGGAGGCGATCCGTTCGCTGAACGAGGAGACGCTGGCCCCGCTGATCCTTGAGGTGCTTGAGGACATCGGCCGCCCGACCCGCAACGGCCTGATGCACTACTACCAGGCGAAGAAGGGCAAGCACGACAACGAGTCGCTGAAGCGCGCAATGCAGCACCGCTGGTGGAGCCGTCGCCGGCAGCAGGGTCTGCCCGTCGGCTTCTCGCGCGCGCTGGCCGTGCGCACGCTGACGCAAGACGGGTTTGGCTTCAAGGTCGCCAAGCTGAAGAAGTCGGAAGGCTTCTTCATGCGCATCAAGGCGTTCGGCCCTGGCATCCACCTGATCGAAAAGGGTCGCTACAGCGGTCGCTCGTACACCGGCTGGCGCGCGGGCCTGCTGATGCTGAAGCGCTGGGCGAATGGCGCCGTGGCGCAGCTGAATCAGAAGATGCCCGTGGCATTCGAGCGTGCCGTGGCTGAGGCCGCTGCGCGCGCGGGAGTGAAGTCGTGAGCAGCCAAGCGATCGTTGCCGCCGTCCGCGACGCGCTCACGCAATCGACCAGCGTGACCAATCTGGTCTCCACGCGCATCTTCACCGCGTTCCGCGATGCCAGCACCCTGCCCGCGATCGTGCTCACCACTGGGCAGGACGCGAACGTCTCGCCGACCTTCGGCCGCACCGACTGCCTGCGCAAGTTCACCGTCGAGGTGGACTGCATCGCGTCCACCCTGAAGGTGTCGCGTCAGATCGCCGAGGCCGTGCGGTTCAAGATGCACGGCGCGAGCGGCACAAGCCGCAGCGTGCAGATCTTTGAGATCCGCGAGACCGGGATCACCAGCCAGTACGACGTGGGCAGCGAGGCCACCGAGACCGGCATCCACGTCACCACCGTCACGCTGGAAGCGACGTATCGCTCCAGTTCCGGTTTACCCACGACCATCACCGAAGCCGGTGGTGGCCTTCCATGATCTAGGAGGATCACGCCATGCCAATCACCGCAGCCGTGCCTACGTTCGGCACCACCATCACCTTCAACAGCGTCGCCGTGGGCGAAGTGCTGAGTCTGAACATCGACGGCCTCAAGCTGAACACCATCGACGTGACCACGCTGGCCGACCGCCATCGCAAGTTTGTTGCGGGCTTGATCGACAGCGGCACGATCTCGATGGAGGTCAACATCCTGAGCGCCCACAGCGCCCTGTGGGATCAGCTGGATGACACCGCCGCGACGACTGCCCCGAGCGCCAAGGCGTTCTCTCTGTCGTTCGGCAGCAGCACGAACGTGCACACCGCCTCGGGCAACTGCTTCGTGACCGACTACTCGGTGAAGGCGGGCCTTGATGGCGCCCTCACCGCGTCGTTCACCATGAAGATCACCGGCGCCGTCACCCTGGCCTAATCCATGAGCGAGATCAAGGACAAGCTGCTGGGCCTGAAGTCGAAGGTGCCATCTGAAACCGTGTCCATCCCCGGCGTCGGTGAGGTCGAAGTGCGTGGCCTCACCGCCGCCAAGCGGGACAGGTGGGAGATGGAGACGTTCAGCAACAAGGGCAACACCGTCCGCAACATCCGGGCCAGCCTGGTGTCGTTGTGCCTGTATCACAACGGCGCCCCGCTGCTCGGGCCCGCTGACGTTGACGCCCTCGGAGAACTTCCCGCCGGCCTCGTGGATCACCTGTACGACGTTGCGAGCCGCGTGAGCGGGCTCGGCGTCAAGGATCGCGAAGTGCTGGAGGGAAACTTCGACAGCGCCCGCTGAGACAGTTCCTGTTTCGGCTGGCGCTGGCGTTGGGCAGGACGGTGGCAGAACTAGAGGAGACCATGAGCAGCCACGAACTGAGCGAGTGGATGGCCTTTGAGGCGATCGACGGAGCGATCGGAAACCAGCGCGCCGACATGCGCGCCGGAATCATCGCGGCCACGATCGCCAACTGCCACCGCACCGCCAAGTCGAAGCCGTTCAGTCACCTGGACTTCATGCCATACGTCGAGAAGCCAAAGACCTCGCAGGAACAGATGGCCGAGATGCTGGCGAAGGCGTTCGGCGTGAAGCCGAAGTGGAAGGAGTAAGCCGTGGCAAGTTCTAGCATCAAGATCGCGCTGGAGATGACGGGCGTGCAGGCTTACGCCAACGCCACCGAGCGGGCGGCGCAGGCCAACGAGAAGATGGCCGAGCGGTCGAAGAAGTCGATCGCCGGCATCATGTCCTCGACGCAGCGCATGGTGGACATGGCTACGAAGTCAAAGGAGCAGATGACGCTGGAGAAGCTTTCGGCCAGCGGCGCTTCGCCCGATCAGATCGCGCAGGTGAAGGCACGGTTCGCCCAGGTTGAGCAGGTTCGCGCAGCCGAGAAGGCGGCCGCAGCTGCGAAGGCGGCCGAGGAGCAGCGCGCGAAAGAGCAAGCGATGGCGCAGGCTGCGGCAGCAAAGGAGGCCGCCGATGCCCGACGCGCCGCCGAGGTGGGTGCAGCCATGAAGGCCAAGGACACGCAGGTCAAGATCCACAAGCAGCTGATGGCAGAGAAGGCGGCCGCCGACCAGAAGTACCAGCGCACGCAGCAGTACGCCGACAGCACAAAGAGCGGGCCGCTGTTCGGAAAGACCCTTGGCCCGCTGCTGAAGGGCTTCGTCGGGTTCAAGGCGGTCGATCTGGGGCTGGGGGCGCTGTCTGAAGGTCTGGCGCAGCTCGCGTCCGGCGGCAAGATCGACGCGATGCAACTGTATGCGACAACCGTCACGGACTTTGTGAAGGGTCTGCCAGGCGGCGACAAGATCTACAGCATCGCCCAGTCGGTTCACAAGCTCTTCGGCGGCGGGCCAAGTGCCGAAGAGATTCAGAAGCAGACCGATGCGATGGTCGCAGCAAGTAACAAGCGCATCAGCGCCGTGGCCGCATTCGACGCCATTCAAGAGAGCGTAAGCGGGAAGCGTGCGCGCGTTGGCAAGTCTGACGACGAAATCGCGCGCATGGACCGCGAGGACATGCTCGCAAACGAGCGGAAGAAACTCATCGCTGGCGGCGTGAACGACGCGCAGGCGGACTCCAAGATCGCCGGGCTTCGCCGCGCAATGCTTGAACTGCAAGACGCCGAGAAGTCTGCGGCCAACGCCCAGCAAGCCCGTCAACTCGACCCGGCCCTGTTCACCTCGATGCTGGAGGAACAGCAGCAGGCTGCGGATCAGCTGATCGGCACCGAGCGCGAGCTGTACTTCTCAAAGGTCAACCGGCTGGTGGTCGAGCGCAAGATCACAGAGGATCAGGAAAACCAACTTCGCGCCGCGTTTGACCGGACGCAGGCGGCCCGCGCTGAAGTCGATGCGAAGAAGATGGCCGAGGCAAAGGCGAAGCAGCAGGCAGACGACGCGACGCAGTTCATGGAGCAGCTGCGCCAGTCATACGATCAGCAGATGCTGGGAGAAGATCAACTCTTCCAGAAGAAACTGAAGGGCCTTGCGCTGTCTGCCGCGCAGGTCGAAGAGGCGAACAAGCTGCACGAGGCGATGACGCGGCAGACCAAGGAAGCCGAGGCGCGCAGCGCAGTCGAGCGCATGAACAACTATGGCAACGTGGAGAGCCTGAACACGGCCATCGGCGGCGTGAAGGTGGCGGGCATGACCTCATTCAGCCTGGAGCGGATGATGCCGACGCAAGACGCCATCCGGGCCGCCGTGCAGCAGATCGCAAAGAACACCGCACCCCTCGCGGCAGGAGCACCCTGATGGCTATCACGATCGCCCAGAAGCCCAACGGCACCAGCGTCACCTTCGACCGCGGCAAGTGGCAGGCGTCCAGCGCGTATGTGATCACCGACACGGCCGGCGCCCAGCTGAACGCCGGGCAGATCATGGAGGACACAAACGTCAACGCCAAACTGGGCCCGTCCGACATGGGTGGCAGCAGCGGCGCGCTGGCGGAACTGGACGGGTCAGGGACGTACTACTCCGGCCGCCTGCGTCAAGTCGGATTCGACCTCAAGCAGGTCGATGACGGTGGCTACGTCTGGGAGGCGGTCGTGCATTTCGACTCCAGCGTCGGCGACAGCACGGGCACGATCACGCCAGTCGATGCGCGCAACGAGGGGCAGCCGTCGTTCATCGCGATCGAGTACAGCGTGCAGGGCGAGCCGGTGGATATTTGGCGACAGGGAGCTACGGCGCCGACCAACAAGTCAAACCCGGCCGAGCAGGACATCGGCGGCACGCGGGTGGACAGCGGCGGCGAGCCAGTCAGCACTTTCAATAACGTCGCGCGCGTGACCGTGCGAAACGTCATTGTGGGACGGCCGACGCCCCCGCTGAGTTTCATCAACAAGCGCAACAGCAACTCATATTCGATCGGCCCGTACTCGTTCCCGGCCGACACCCTGCTCTTCACGGGCTGCAACATCAGTCGCGTCGGCAGCAGCACCTACGAGATCGTCTACTCGTTTGCATACGACTCCAACTTCCACCTGCGGCAGATCGCGCAACGAAACGGAGAAACCGGCGAAGTGGTGAAGGGCGGAATCGGAAGCACTTGCGCAGATCCGCCAGTTCTCGTCGCAAGAGCAGGTAATCGAACTTCGTACGCCGTGTGCGTGTACTGGCGGCAGCCGTTCCCCGACACCACCACCTTCCCACCCACCGGAATGTTCACGACATGAGGGTGAACGGCGCATGGCACCTGAAGGTCGGCCCCTGGTCACCAAACCAGATTCGTGCGATCGCCGACGCCGTGAACAAGGTCAACGACGCGGCACCGCAACCGAACAGCGGCAGCGCGTCCGGGCCGACTGTGTTCCTCGCGCGCATCACGGGCTCGACCCCTGTGTCTGGCAAGACGGCCACCGTAGGAGGCAGCGCGAGCCCGCAGGCGGTCGCATGGACCTACAGCTGGGAAGAGGTGAGTGTCAACACGAGCGACGCCTACGAAACGACCAAGGGCTACCGCCGAACCAGCACGCTGGCGGGCACGAAGGGCAAGGCGTTCAACGGGTGCGAAGGTCCGCAGATGATCGGCGCCACCACCACGCTCGGGCCCGGAATCACCACCAGCAACATTCCAAACACGTTCACATTCAAGCCCATCGCCAACAACACTGTGGTGCTCATGTACGCGCTGTCGCGCGACAACGGTGAGCCGCTCTTTTTCTTCAGCGTGCCGAACGCCGTGGACGGCACCTGCACCAGCAGCCTCGCCGGCGGCGGTGCTGGCGGCGGTGGCGCTGGCCAAGGCGACATGGGAGGCCCATGATGAGCCCCACCCCGATCGGACCCCGGCACCAGACGCACCCGCAGCTCGCCACGGCGATCAGCGTCTTGCAGCTGTTCGTGCTGGTGGTGGGCGTCGCCGGCGTGTTCATTACGCTCGGCCGCAAGGACGCCATCCTCGACCGCCAAGACCGCGACCTGACCGAACTGCGCAGCATCGTGGGCGACTTGGTGAAGAGCCAAGTGCTCGGCGCAGCAAACGACCAGAAGCACGGAGGGGCGCTCCAGCAGGTCGCGAACCGCCTCGACCGGCTGGAGGGGCGGCGGTGATCCGGGCGCTGCTGTTCCTGCTCCTCGTCGCCCTGGCGGCCTGCAGCCCCAGCCGGCAGATCGCGGTGTCGGCGACCGACGCGCAGGAACGGGCGGGAACCATCGCCCGCCTCGCCACGCACATCGGCAGCGTCTCGACCCAGCCCGACGTGGTGGCCGAGGCCGCGACGATCGTGCTGGAGGCCCAGAAGATTGAGCAGGCCGCAGCGTCGATCCACGAGGCGCTACCAGGCGTCGAAGATCAGACGCCTTGGTGGGCGAATTTGATGGGTTGGGGTTTTGCTGCGGCGATCGTGGTGGCCGTGGTGGTGCTGCTGTGGCAGACGGGCATCGGGCAGGCGCTGCGGGCAGCCGTGGGGCTCATCCCCCGTCGCGCGCGCACCGAGGCGGCCCTCGCCGCCGCGACCCTCGACCCGGCCCAGACTGAGAACGTCCGCGAGTGGATCAGCGCGAAGCGCGCCGCCGACCCGCTCTTCGATTCCGCGTTCCGCGCGCAGCAGGAGAAGCGCACATGATCCTCGCCACCATCGAAAGCCTCATCGGTTCAACTTGGGCCGCCATCGCCATGCTCGCCATCGGCTACATCGCTGGCCACCTTGTGAGCGTGACCCGCATCGCCTCGTGGATTCCGGGCAAGAAGGACTAACCCGTGAGCATGATGCAGGCGGGCTGCTGCTGCGCAGTGCTGTCTGGCTGTGACGTGTGCGACCTGCGGTGGCGTTGCGACTGCAACTGCCAGCGCGAGAAGATCGTGCCCATCCAGCCGGGCTCGCGCATTACCGTCGCGCTCGACATCACCACTTCGCGCTCGTGGCCCATCCTTAGCGGCGGGACCTGCTCGTGCGCGGTCAACATCTCCACGCCCAGCATCGAGCTCACGCTCGTCTGTGACGCTGACGGAGGCGCGTGGTGGATCTCATCCTCCACCGTGTCCATCGACATGCCGATCGCAGACCCCAACTGGACGGGCTGCAGCACCTCGACCTGCTGCGATATTGTGGCTATGGATTGCACGGTCGCCATCGCCGCGAACTGCTGGCTGAACACCGTCACCGAGGTAGCGATTATCCCCACCTCGGATTACGACGCCGACATCGCCATTTCACAAGCGTGCGTCGAGTACTACCAGTCACTGCTGCTGCAGGGCATCACGCAAAACGCCTACCGATTCAGCGCAGACCTGTCCGGGTTCGCTGCATCTGCACCTTCATGCCTGTACCAGTGGCAACTGAGTGGATCGGCTCACCTTTCAGGCTCGACCACCTTCGACCAGAACGCCGACACATCTGGCACGATCACCTACGGCCCGATTATTCCCGCATATGACTGGACGCCGGCGGCGCTCGGTCTCACGGCATCATCGACAGCCGAACAGCGCCTTGCCGTTGCGTACAAGTACACCGACTGGTGCAGCACTGGCACGTACTGGATCAGATATCGGTGGTTCAACGATTCACTGAGCCACGAAGGCGAATGCTCCTGCCCCGAGACGCTGATCGGAGCATGCGACGGTCGCGTAATTAGATACGAGCAGATCCTGTCGCTGAACGGCAACCCCGGCGTGGCGTGCGGGTGCGGTCTGCAGGAGTTTGGCCTGGGCGGCGGGCTTGAATCGTGTGGGACCGTCACGCTCACCGCATCGGGTGCTTCTGCGACTCGCACATGGTCATGCGTCCGAGTGGTCGATTATCTCATCCCCGGGTTCGCCACATCGACTACGCACACCACTGGCTCGGCCTACATGCAGTACACCGCCGGCTCTCCTGCGGTGCTCTACTTCTCCGGCGCAAGTGCCAGCAAGATTCACAACGAGTCGTACCAGTGCCTGCCGTGTTACCCGATCGAGCCGCCGTGCGACTGCAGCCCGATCTACGACGAGAGCTGCACAGAAACCACGGAGTCCTTCACGCTCATCGGTTCGGCGCAGATCACATGGGTGCGCTGCACATGACACCCGAGGATGAGGCGTTCTCGAAGCGCGTGCAGGAGTACATCCGCGCGCAGAATCCTGACGCAGAGCAGCCCATCGGCACCAGCATCACCTACGGGTTCATGGACCGCGCGAAGGCGTACCTGGCGGCCGAGGCGCGTCACGCGGCGCAAGGCCCGGCAAGCGTCCAAGTGCAGGCCGAGCGCACCGCCATCTGCAAGGGCTGCGACGGGCGCGCCGACGAGATGGAGGGCAAGACCGACCCGGGCGGCATCGGCTTCTGCACGCGGTGCGGCTGCACCAGCAAGCGCGCCGCGCTGTCCGTGAAACTGACGCTGGCCGGCGCGACGTGCCCGCTGGGTAAGTGGCAGCCTGTCCAGGGCGAAGGCGGCAGCGTCGCCACCACGATCGAGGCGATCGGCGGCGTGGCCGGAACCGTTGCGGATCAGGTGAAGCGGCTGCTGGGTTAGCCCGGCTTGATCATCTTGATCATCACGACGAGGAAGACGAAGACGCCGACAACGAAGGCGATGGCCTTGATGTTGCGTTTCTGATTCTGTCGCCGTGCTTCCGCATCCTCGGCCGCCTGCAGCTGCATGTGGCGGTGAAGCTTCTCGCGCTCCTGGCGTTCCTTCTCTTCGCGCTGCACCTGCACGCGCACCCGTTCCTGCGCGCGGATCTTGCGCACCTCGTCGGGACTCAGGCCACCGTCTTCTTGCACTGTTGCCATGTTGGGCTCCTCCAGAAGCGCGCACGATAGTGCTCGCGAGCCGCGGCGACAAACAGGAAAAACTGAAGCATTTTTCTTACTTGGATGATGGTGTGCATAACATTCCACGTCATCCAAACTAGTGACGTTCTGCACTAGTTTTGCGCGCAATGAAGGTCCGGGTCACGTTCGAGTTCGATCTGGGTGCTAGCGTGGACGCGGAGCCATGCTTGGAGACACCTCGTGCATACCCCCCCCCCCCCCCCCCCT